TATCTAAACAAGATAAGAGTAATAAGGAAATCAGTATGATGAAAGATGACCCTTATAAGTTTCCTGGGTCTATTGTTGATTTTAGAGGTCCTAATTGGACAGTTGTTAAGATTGAAACACCAAAAGACGCAAATGAAATGGCTGAATTTAAAAATGCGGCTTGTCATTTCGGTGGGTATTATGATACTTCTAATGAATACGATGAAACAAATTGGTGTACGTCTAAAGTTGATGGTAGTTACTTTGCTCATTATATTAAAGATGGTCCACTTTATGTAATTTTACCAAACGAGGCGACAGAATTTGGTAAGAAAACAGGATTACCTAAAGAGAGATACCAATTCCACTTCCAAAGCAATCAGTTTATGGATAGAAGAGATAGACAAGTTGATTTGGTCGGAATGTTAAATGGACGTTTAAGTGAACTTAAAGGATATTTTAAACCACAGTTTGCAACAAATTTAGTTAAACAGAATTCTAAGAAAGTTGAAATAAAGTATCCAGGTAATGAAGCAGGTAAATTTGTTGCGTTATATGGGTTTGAGGAACTTTTCAATAGTTTACCTGAAACAATTGAACACTTACTTATTGAAAATTCTGGAAAAGAAAATATTTCTTTTGACGTTCCTAATACTATTGGAAGGTTCGTTAATTTACACGCATTGTTATTAGACAATTTTGTTAAAACAATACCTAGTGATGTTTGTAATTGTAAATCTTTACATTTATTAGCATTACCTAATAACCCTAAATTAGAATCGTTACCTGAGTGTTTGAGCGGATTAGATAATTTAGCATTTATCAATTTGGAGAATAGTAACCCTAACATTGTAATTCCTGATAGACTTAAATCAAGAATGGAAGACCAATCAGGAGGATACTATTTCTTAAATGATATTTGATATTTGTAACTTTTTTTATCTATATTTGTTTCTAAATTGGCTATTATGAAAAATGTTGATGCGGAAATATATTTAAATAATCTAATAGGTTTTTTTGAAAAGAACCCAAATGATTTGATTGACCTCATCGGAGAAATGAGAAAGGAAACTTTCTACGAAAAATTAAGAAAAACTGTATACGAAAATGCTGATAAGGGTGAGGAATTACAACTCACCCAAAAGCAACTTATTGATATTGTCGTTGGAATGTACGACGATGTTACCAAGAAGGGAGAAAAAATAGAAATTCAAGTCCCAGTTATCAAAACAAATTACGGAATTATTTGGTTGAATTAGAATTTTGACTTATCTTTGTAGTCATAATTAAAACACCAAATAATATGATAAACCTACAAGACCTTAAACAAACAGTTCCAGCACTTTTTCAAACAGAAAAACTTTCAAAATTGTCTGAACGTTACACAATGGTTCCAACTATTGATGTAGTTGACAAGTTTATTCAAAATGGTTGGGAAGTTAGCTCAGCAAAACAAGTTGGTAGAACAGCTTTTGCTAAACATCAAGTTCGTCTTCGTAATTCAGAGTTACCACAAGTAGGGGACTCATTGTTGGAAGCAGTTATCACAAATTCACATAACGGTGCCTCCACTCTTCAAATCGGAGCGGGACTATATCGTTTGGTTTGTTCTAATGGTTTAACAGTTCCGGTGTCAACATTCGGAGACATGAGACAAACACACTTGAATTTGAGTATGAGTGATGTTGAGTTGATTACTGAGCAGTTCGTATTGAACACTCCAAAAATCCAAAAGTCGGTTGACCGTATGATGGAGGTCAGAATGGACATGGATAAGAAAGTTGACTTCGTATCTAAAGCAGTTGGAATCCGTTGGAAGAACACTGAAGACATTTCATCTCTAACCTTGGAGACAATCATTGACCCACTTCGCGACGGAGACAGAGAAGACAACTTATGGAATACCTTCAATGTAGTTCAAGAAAAGTTAATCCGTGGAGGGTTCATCAAACAACAAGGTCGTAATGTTAGAACTGTAAAGGGTATCAATTCCTTAAACATGGACAACATGATTAACACTAAACTTTGGGAACTTGCTGAAACATATTGCTAATGGAGAACTTGTTTAAATTAGTCAATCAAAAATTTTATGTCGGACATTATCTCCCCTACAATCAGGTAGGGGAGACCGAAGGTATCTTTGATGACGATGAGTCATTATTTAGATTACGCAGAACAAGTCCTAAAGAGCATTTTGATGGTAAACATTTTATTTACACATTTGAGAAATCTGTAAATGCTGATGAGGAAGAATTTAAGAAAAATTATGGTAATCCGTTATGTGAGGTAACTCTTTATAGAAGCACTTTTGTCGTTGAGGAGAACGATGATAAGATTTCTATGAAAACTTTCTACATTGGTAAACACAGGAAGGTTGGTGAGGTGTTTTTCAGAGTTAGTAGTAAATTAAATTACATTACCTACAATAAGAAAACTAAAATAATTACTGTTGGTAAAAATAATGAATACCTTAAAAAAAGAGGTAAGGGTAAATCTAATGTTGCTAGACGAAATTCATTTCCAGTCGCTTTGACTACTGATTTATATTATTCATTTATGAATGGTAATCAGGATAAGGAAACATATTCAAAAAGTATTATTGAAGGTATTAATCTGTTTTTAAATAAAATAGGTGCTGAGAAAATTGGTGAATTATCTGAATTATCGGTTTCATTGTTTGGATGTGTGTTAGAAAAACAAGGGGTTAAAAAACCTGACAACTGGAAAGGGTTTTACAATGTGTTCCCAAAGCCAACCAAAAAAGATTATGTTAAAAATGGATTGAAGATGGTTGATACATATATGAAAATTCATAATATCACTTCAGAAAAAATTAAGAAAGTTTTACATAAAGTTCAAAATCCTTGTTTTAAAAGTATTGAAAATTTGATTAGTGCGTTTGGTAGGGATTTTATTTTACAGAGACCTGAGGAAGAATTGTGTATTGTTTTTAATTCTAAAGGTAATGAAACACCATTCGCACCAATTGTTAGTAACCTAAATAATTTTAAGAAAAGAGATTTACAGAATTGTTATCAGATTTATTTGTTTATCAAAAAAAATGTAGATTTTGTTTCACATACTTTTTATGACCACATTAGTTTTTTCAATACTATATCAAGATATGAACCTGTTAGGTGGAACTCAAAAACTATGAAAGAGTTTAATGCCGAACACGTATTATGGTCAGATAAAGTTGATTTCTATACAAAAGGGAAATACTCACGACAATATTCTGAGGACTTTGTAAGTTATGTTTCAAGACCCATCGCAACCAAAAATAATGGAGTATTCATACCAGTTGTTTTACAGACAAGTGAGCAGTATGTTGATGAGTCGGTTAATCAGTCTAATTGTGTTAGAACATACCAAGACAAAGCTTCTTCATTAATTATATCACTTCGTAAGGAGAACGGTGATAGAGCTTCAATTGAGTACAAACCAACTTTGGGTAAGTTTGGTATGAATGAAAATCAACCAGTACATTTCAAACGAGTTCAGACACTTGGAAGATTTAATTATTCATTAGATGAAACATGGCATGATGCTATTTTTGATTTGGATGTTAGGTTAAAAACTGTAACTCTTAAAATGTGGGGGAATCCTTCGGCACAATTTATTACAGGTTATAAATCACAGGAAAGGGGATTAACATTTGATGATAATGGTAAATTATATTGGGATAATCTTCACAAAGATGAGGACATGGACTATCTTCCTTTTTACGACGAACCTGAATTTTAATGGAAAATACAAAATCACCATACTTTAAAGTTGAAGATGAATTTATAAAAAAATATGGATTTCTATCTAATATAGAATATAAAGATATTCATGAATTAACACCTGAAAAAATTCAAAATAAGGGAGAGTTAATATTTATTAAATCAATGGGTGATAAAAAGAATGAATACATTTCGGATATAATTGTCAAAATAAAAGATGCGTTATATATCTACCTATCATCAACTGACATGGATAAGAATTATAAAATGAAATTATTCTTTGAACCTAAATTTTTAGGTCAAGCTAAATTATTTTTAAAAACAATAAAATGAAAACATTAGTATTATATACAATGAATGGGTGTCCACATTGTGTTGAATTAAAGAAATTATTAAATAATGAAAGTATTAAATTCGTTGAAAGGGACATTGATGAAAATAAAGAAGAATATGATTTATTTGTAAAATTAACTGAAAGTGAATTTGTACCTGCATTTATGCTTTGTGGTGATGATTATAAGGATACTGAATTTTTTGTACCTGATAAAAGTTTTAAAAATATTTTTGAAGCTGTTGATTTAATAAAAAAAAGAATACTATAATATGAATACGATTAACTCAAATGAAATTATTGAAAAAATTAAAAATAATGAATCATTCATTGTTAAATTTTACGCAACTTGGTGTGGTCCATGTAAAGCACTAAGTGAAGAATTTAAAAAAATTGACACTAAGGTACCTGTTTATGAGTTTGACGTTGAGAGTGACGTTGAATTCTCTAAAAATATGGGAGTTAGAAGTGTACCAGTTTTAAAATTCTTCAAAGAAGGTAAAAATACTCAAACAAAAGTTGGTTTAATATCAGGAAATGAAATATCTTTGATGACTGAAGAATATATCATTAAATGAAAGAATTAAGTTTTAAAAGAGAAGGGGTGGTTAACACCCCTTTAACATATTGGCAAATTGATAAACGGTATACAATTGCGATATACCAAGGGGGTAGGGGTGCTCGTCCTGATTTAGATTTCATTGTTAAGTATAAAGAGGAAGGTAAACGATTAAGAACTCCATCCCATACTCATTGGATTGTGGATTTGATTGCTAAATCTCAATACGATAAAAACAGAGTCAAATCATATGTTGAGGACATGATTAAGATGTATGATGAGTGTGAACCTTTTAAAAGTGTTGAGGAACGAGATAACTATAAGTTACAATGTCCGACAAAATATTGGATAAACCACATCATGATTGAAGATAAAGGTTATTACCCGCTACAAGTTTTGACTGCGTTTATTGAGTTATTTTCTAAATGTGAAAAACAAACACCAGATGCTTTCATGTTTAGAAATCTTCTGGTGTTAGTCAAAGAATATTGTGAAGGTAGAAAGGATTTTTATCAAATCGTAGGATACTCTAAGAGAGTTTAAAAAACGTCTAACATTAAGTTATCTTTTTCTGATGACCAATTATAGGAATCTAAATTACTGATTTCTGAAATTTTACTATCAAACTCTACTAAATTGAAATCAAAATTATCTAAGATAATTGATAAAAGTTTATTATCATTATAGTATGAGTCAGTTTTGATTGAAACTAATGAGTATGTGTTCTCACTTTGATTATATTCAAACCAAAAGTTTATTCTTGAGATTTTAAAATTTGAACGGCATAAATCAAAAATCATTTTACAATAGTAATAAATTAGTCTACCTAAGTTTTTAGACCTGTTATATTGAAATTCTGATAACAATATATTGTTATCTAATGGAACATAAACTTTTTCAGGGTCAATTTCAATCTCAACTACTTTATCTAAACTTGGTTTAACACCATATTCTATTAGGTCAATTGTGTTGAAATTTATATTTTTGTATTCTTTATTGTTTTCACAAATCTTATTGAAACAATCCTTTAGATTAATAACATCTGAGGAAACCGTTTCACCTTTAATTACAAAGAAATTTTGAAAATCAACTACAGTTATGATTGAGTCTGATGATAATCTGTTATTTATTTCTTCAGACAATAAATTAATAAACTTTTTTCTATTCATAAAACAATTATATGAATAATGAATTGTAGTTTAAATATTAATTTAATAAAAATTTATTTCAACCTCGTCATTGAAACATTTTAAAAGTTCTGACTCATCAGGATGGACATCTAATTTTGGAGGGGTAAAAGGTTTGTTTATACCAAACTTTGTTAAGAAGTAAAGTATGTCAGTATAATATCTAAATAAACCATTAATTTGATTAATTTTTAAATTAAAATCATCCATATTATCTAAAAGTTTTTTAATGGAATTATAAATACAATTTGTTGAATCGTATTTTATTATATTAATTGTACCAAACTTAGTTAATTTTTTTTCACTTATAAAATTTTTGTTATCAACCACCGTACCTATTAGAGGTTCCCACATTTTATTATATTGTTCATCTTGAACTAATTTAATATAACAACTTTCATATGTTGAAATTAATTCTTTTTTAACGCTTAATAGTTCACTATCTAACAGGTTTTTTAAAGAGTTAGACACACTATCTTTATCCAATGAAAAATCTGATAAAACAGATTTCTTTATTAATTGGATATTATCTTTATCTAGTTTTTCATAAATGTCAAAAGTTTCATCAAAATCATAGTTAGAGTAATGGTTTGATAAAAGTATGTCCGAGATATCCGTATAAGAATAATCTGATGGGGTGGAAAAAAGTCTAGACACCTTACTGAAATCTATTGTATAATAAAATTTGTCATCATTCTCAATAACATCAAGTAAGTCATTATCAATTATTTGCCATATAAAGTCAGGATTGAATTTATACATCATTTGGTAAAATTTTGATTTATAATCTGAAATACCGTAAGAAAATGGGTCTACGTATGGTTGTAAATTATTTTTCTCAATCCAATCAATAAATTTATCAATACCTCCAAAAAATTTATCAATATAGTATGATGAATCGTCATCATTAACTATTTTTTGGACCATTATTATAAATTTTTCTTTATTATTCTTCATAATTAAAAATACTCTCCAATATTACCATTAACACAACTGTTAAGCTTTCTATGGTCTGGATATTCGTCTAATCTTGGAACTCTTAATAATTCACGTGCTCCATCATCTATTAAATCGGAGAGTAATCTATCGTAACTACCAAAATATTCAATTGTATCACAATAACCACCTTCACAATTTTTGTTTTCTTCTAACCATTCTGAAACTACTTCATATATACATTTTGTTGCTTTGTATCTCGTTCCGTAAAATGTCTTCTCAACTCTATTACTATCTTTATCCCAAACTTGTTTATTATATGAGTATTCATCCCTTTGGGTGTCATCAATTACAAAACCAACTAGTTCGGACATTAAACTATCATACCATTCGTCACTTAATATTCCCGAATAACAATTTGAATACAGACTATATAAATCACGGCTAACATCATCTAATTCCTTATTAATTAGGTATTCAATAGTGTCATCATCATCAAGTATACGAGAGATAACCTCATCGGTTAATTCAACATCATCACGACCTTGTTCCTGAGCAATTTCCTCAAGTAATTCGGTATCGGTACCAATTGTTTTAATATCTTTGAGGTCTAATGTTATTCTTTCCTTAACTAATTGTTTATTTTCATTTGTTAACTCATCATATACATCTCTATAAACATTATCAGTAACATCCCAAAAATCCATATTGTATTCACCACTTAAAATATCTTCAATACCTGTTCTACTTATTTCACTGCGATAATTTGTCTCAAAAAAACCTGCAAGGTCACTAGTTGATGTGTCAAAATAATAATCATCTCCAATTTTTGTAACGTCTGAAAGAAGTTTATCAACTATAGTCCAAATAAAAGATTTATCATTTTGATAGAATAAATAAAATAATTGATTTTGATAATCGTCCCAGTCCATTGAGAATGGGTCAATATAATTAAGAAGATTATTCTTACTTAATAACATTAAAAATTTATCTAAACCACCTACCGCACTCTCAATAAACGTCAAATCAATATCACCATTTTGAAATTTATTTAATATCATTAATAATTTTTTTTGAGTGTTATTTAAGATAGGTTCGTCTGATTCATCTATTCTACTAATAGATTCATCACTATGACCTACACTATTATAATCAACACAATTTTTTGATAATGGTACTAAATCTAAGGTAGGGTGTTTGACATATATTTTATCATTACTTAAAGAAACTTTTGTTGGAAACCCTATTAAATCTTTAAAATATTTACGACAATAAAACTCAGGTTTGTCCGATAAAAAATCTTTTATATAAATTATATCACCATCTTTTAATTCCATAATTATAAATACTAAAAAGGGGATTTAAAATCCCCTTTTGATAAATTTTGTTAGTTAGTAAACTAGAATGGGTTATTTACCACAACCACATCCACCACCGTTGTTGTTACCGCCACCGTTTTTCATAATCTTAATTTTTTTATTTTTTATTTTTTTTATAATATAAATCAAGAGTCTTTTTAATTGATTCTTGAATCGTTTGGTTTGTTATATTCTTATTTAGTTTTAACTGATTATTATTATTTTCAGTTTGTCCATTTCTATTTTTACATCCGCATCCCATAGTATTAAAATATATTAATAAATATCTATAATAAAGAAAATACTATATTGAACTAATATTTATTATCAAATGAATAAAAAAATATTAAACATTATTAAGGACATAATTTTAGAAAATGATAGTAATGATGTCGTCATTTCACCTGAAGAATATGTGGAATTATTAAAATATGTGTCGTATTCAGGTAAATTAATTAATAATTTAAAAAAATATCGCGGTAAAAATATTATCATATCCGGTAGTTTGAATTTAAGTGGAACACCCTTAAAAGATTTGGGTAAAATTACAGTTAATGGTAGTGTTGATGCGAATTACAGTCAGCTAAGAACTAAACAAGGAGTTATTGCTAATTACATATCATATTATAATACACCTCTTAAAAAACAAGAAATCTATCAAGAATTCCAAAGAAGAAAGGAGATTCAAAATGATAGAAGAGAAGAAGGTTATTTTGAAGAAAGGGAAAATTTATCTGATGTTGATAAATGTACATTAGCATTATTTAATTTTTTAATATCAACTGTATATGAAGAGAAAACACCTGAAGATAGACAAAGATTAGAGGACCTTTACGCTGAAAAAGAAAGAAGAGAACAAATAGAGAAAGAGACTGAAGATGATGAGAATCTAACAGCACTTAGAGAGATTGACGCCGAAATAGAAGAAATTGAAGGTCGTATTGACATTTATGATATTATCTACGAAGGTAAACATTATTTCTTACATTCATTCAAAGTACTAGAACACCATGGTGAAAGTCGTGCAACATGGGCGGTTGGTGATGAATATTATACTGAAAAAACGGCATATCAAACAGTTGAAAACTTAATTGACGATGTTGGACTGGAAGGTTTTAGAAGTGGTTTTGTTGAGAATCATATTGATGAGGAAGAACTGAAAGATTATTTTAGAGAAAGTGATGAAAATTATGTTAGAGAAAATTTAGAAGATTTCTTTGATGAAGATGATTTTGAATATTCTGACCCAGAAGTACAACAAAGAATTGATGAGATTACTGAAATGTTGGAAGATTCTGAAAATTTATCACAAGAACAATATGACGAATTAAATGAAGAATTGGATGAGTTAAAAGATAGTGATAAAACTATACCTGAAAATTTGATTGATGAAAAGGTTGAAAGTTTATTGGAAGATAAAACTTATGACGCTGCCGGAACAATTAGAGACTACGGTCTAGATATGCAAGACTTTATTGATATGGACGCTTTAATTAAAGATGTTGTTGATACTGACGGATATGGAACTACAATTAATTCATACGATGGCACAGAAGATACTGTTGAGTTTGATAACGAAACATACTATATTTTCCAAATAGATGGTTAATATGGAAAAAACCAAAGAAAAAAAATATAAGAAAAAGTCTAATTTTAAACTTAGTTCAGACTGGATTATCCAAGAACCTATAGATTATGAACATAAGTATTATGTTTTAATGGATTTCATTAAATATTGTGATGAAAAAATAGACAAGTTTGAATTGTATCCATTGATGACTGAAATATCATTACACTTGGCTAATATACAGTCAATAGGGAGTGAATTAAAATATATTACAGTTGACAAAAATTTCAAAAACCCTGACGATGAAGTTTTATTATCTGAATTGAAATTTAAAAGCATACCAAATTTTACAGAATCTGAATTTAAAGAGTTTAATAAAATAATTGAACTTTCCTCATCCAAATTCATGCAATACTTTAACATTGTTAAGGCTGTATGGAACATGGTTTATGAAACAATATCAATTAAAATAAATGACTCTAACTTTAACATACCCTACAATAAAGGATTTTTTTATTCAATTAAAGATGACCAAGTTAATTTATGGTCTTATGATATAAAAAATGAAGGTAATGTTCTAATGGAGTCACAGATGAATATCAGTAAAATATTTTGTGGTAGTAAAGACAATTTAGATTTATACCTTGACCAATCAAAACCAATATTTGAGTTAATCTATACTAATGATTTTGATATGAAATCAAGTTTACTGCCGATTTTCAAAAGAAAAGTTTTAAGTTATTTAATACAGAGTAAAAAAATTGATTCAATGAAAAATATTAATTAATTTTGTTAAATGGGATTTAACAAGAGAATAGTTGGACCGGAACAAATTAAAGGTATTGAGAAAGATTTAACCACAATTATCAGGTATTTAAATTCTGATTGTTTAATATTTGTCAATAATGAAGTAGAACAAAAATTTAAAGAATATGAGAAAAAATATGTCCCCAACAGAATTAATGTTATCTAAACTTGAAAGCCCAATTCATATTTCGTATATTTCTGAATATATATTGCGTTTACCACTGAATGAGACTAAAACTAGAATTGAATCATTAATTGAAAGTGGTATGATAGAAGAAAGTAAATATGGAAAAGAATATTATGTCAGAACAAACAGAAATGGTTAATCACCCAAGTCATTATGGGGGAGAGTCAAACCCATATGAGGCGATTAAAGTAATTGACGCTTGGGATTTAGGATTTTGTCTTGGTAATACTGTGAAGTATATTTCAAGAGCTGGTAAGAAAGGTACCGACAAAGAATTACAGGACCTTAAAAAGGCTCTTTGGTATTTACAACATCACATTGAAACATTAGAGAAGAAATGATAGAGAATTATATTAACACCGTAATAAACGGTGATTGTGTTGAGGTAATGAAAGAATTACCTGAGGGGAGTATTGATTTGATTGTTACATCACCACCATATGGTGTTAACATTGCTTATGATGTCCATGATGATGATATGGAGATTAGTGAGTATTTGGAATTCACTCGTAAATGGTTGACCGAAGCCTATAAGGTGTTGAAAGATGATGGTAGGATTGCTTTGAATATTCCTTATGAGATTAATAGACAAGCGAAGGGTGGTAGAATTTTCTTTGTATCTGAAGTTTATCAGGTTATGAAGGAGATTGGATTCAAGTTCTTTGGTGTTGTTGACTTGGAGGAAGATAGTCCACATAGAAGTAAGACAACCGCTTGGGGTTCTTGGATGAGTCCATCATCACCGTATATCTATAACCCAAAGGAATGTATTATCCTTGCATATAAGAAGGTTCACATTAAGAAAGTTAAGGGAGAGCCACAATGGAAAGGGGAACCTACCATAACGGAGGAAGGTAAGACCAAGATTGTTTATCAGGAAGAAGATAAGAAAGACTTTATGGAGTTGGTATTCGGTCAGTGGAAGTATTTGAATGACTCAAGACCAATGACAAAGGCGACTTTCAGTATGGATATCCCAACCAAGGCAATCAAGATTCTATCATATAAAAATGATATTGTCCTTGACCCCTTCAATGGAAGTGGAACAAGTTGTGTGGCGGCAGAAATTTTGGATAGAAGATGGATTGGAATTGAATTATCACCAAATTACGCTGAGATTGCAAGACAACGAATACAGGGTTTTGTTGACCAAAAGAAACAACAAAAGTTAGAATTTGAAAACGGGGGTCAATAACCTCCGTTTTTTAATTTAAGATATATTTATTATAAAAAAGACATGGAGCAGGTTATTATTGAATTATTAACGATACAAAATCAATTTAGGATTTTTCATTGGCAAACTAAATCATTTGCAAGACACAGCGCCTTTGGTGGGATATACGAAACTTTGGATGATTTGATTGATAAGTTTGTTGAGGTTTGTATGGGTAAACATGGTAGACCGGATTTTGAAGGTGGTATTAGTGTTATACTATCAGATTTGAAAGAATTGAATCCTGTGGAATTTTGTGAGTTGGCAATTGATTTCTTGGTTGAATTGAGTAATCAGTACGATTCATCTAAAGATTCTGATTTACTTAACATCAGAGATGAGATAATGGGGGAGATTAATAAATTAAAATATTTGTTAACTTTAAAATGACAAAAGTAAAATTTATCACAAAATCCGATTTTACAAAGGAGAAGAGTATTAATGAATTAAAAGTTCTTTGGCCTAAACTAACCTTAGAGGAGAAAGAATTCGTTTTTGAATGTTTGATATTCTTAAATCCTGACAGTAAGAAAATATTAAGTGAAGCCAAATGGTATAACACCATTGGAGATGTCGTTGGTATTTTTGACCCTACAGGTATTGTAGATTTAATTAATGGAATATCTTATTTTAAACAAGGTGATAAATTTTTCGGTATATTGTCTTTGATATCTGCGATTCCATATCTCGGTGATATGATTGCAAAACCATTACTATTAGGTAAAGTTGGTAAGGGTGCTATGGGGGCGTTTAAAGCTGCTACATTGGCTAAGGACGCAACTAAGATGGCTCAAATTGCAACTAAGGAAGGTGGCGCTTTAGGTAAATTAGTTACCGAGGCTCCGAGTTGGGGTTCTAAATTATTAGGTATGTTGGAGAAGGCTAAGAATATTCCATTGGTTGGTAGTTTGTTTAGATTAATTGAACAATGGGTTGTATTATTTAAAGGTGCAAGTGCTGAAGTTAAAGTTGGTTCTAAAATTGCCGGTAAGGCTGAAGGTCTGGCGGCTAAAGAAGCTGGTGAGATTGGTAAAGTATTAAGTAATAAAGCCGGAAGACATTTTAGAGATTACGGAATTGAAAACTTCAGTAAGGCTACTAAGTTCTTTAAAAAATTAGGATGGTGGAGAAATCCACAACTATCAATATTAATTGGTAAGACTAAAGCTTGGGCCTCATTTTTGGATTATTTGAATTTAGGAAATTTTGTAGGACCTGAGGAATTAGCAAATAGTATGGGAGAAGAAAAGGTTAGTGAAGAATTTGATAAGTTTGCAGAAACAAAAGAAGGACAAGAATCTTGGAATGAAGATTTTAAAAAGATTGAATCAAATAGTGAAGAAAAACAGACTGTGAATAGAAATGATGAAAATGAACCAAAAAATTCAATTGACCCGTTAGGTATTTTAATGAATTCGGTTAGTTTAATATAACAATTTTATTTTTAAACCTAAATCTATTTCATTTTTTTTACAAAACCCCGAAGGAACTTCAAGAACGTATTTCCCACGAGAACAAAATCTTTCACATTCTTCATTTTCACATGGTTGACAGTCCTCAAAAATATCAATTATTCTAAATTTTTCATCTATGAATATGATATCCAAAGGTATGACACAATCATTCATCCAAAAACATGTGTAATCTTTTTTTAATATAAAAAACATACCTCCAAAATTGGAAAACACTCTATTTGACATACCCTTTTGAATTTCATTAGGTGACTTTGCGATTCTAACAGGGATGGTTATGTCTCCAATTTTTATTTCCATAATGATAAATATTTTTTTTTTGAAAAAAATCAAATATTTATTTGATACTACCAATTTCTTGCCGTAAGTTTGTAAAAGATTTGACACTTATAGGTGATGAAAGATACTCGGTAGTCAAATTGAAAAAAAAGTTCTTAATTTATTTGACAGATTAAAAAAAATGTCGTAAGTTTGTAAAGAATTTGAGATTAAGGTTCACGAAGTGGTAAAACGATGAAAGTTTCCAAATCTCAAAAAAAGTTCACAAATAACTTGACAAATAGAAATAAATGTCGTAAATTTGTAAAACAATTCGGAAATGTCCGAAACGTTCTTTGAAAAAATAGATTATCCATTCTCTGAGTAAGTCGTATTCCCGCCTTCGGGTGACGAATATGAACACTGAAAAGAGATAAACGATAATGGGCCGTGTATGGTCCTTAAATAAACTACGAAAGTAGGATAAAGTGGTCTCCCCCGTGTTGAGGAGGCTGCGGTTTGAAACCCCGTAAGGGGTAGAGAACTCAAGTACACAAGTGGGATATCACCAAACCTTTAGTACCGAGGATGACTTCGTAGGGAAAATGGAAGGGTGACCTGGTAAAGTAGATTATCAGGTTGAGTTCGGAAGAACAACAAGAATAACCCATAGGAATCAAGTAAAAAATGTGATTATCCAATTACACTATTGCGGGTTCCAATACGATAGAGGACTTAAAACCGAAAGGTAAGATAGAGAACGAGTGGTGTCGCTACTATCCTTAAAGACGACCTACCAAGGTATCTTTATGAAGTAATCTTGAAATATGGAGGTGGGGACACTTCACGGAGTAGTTTAGTATTCTGTCGCCCAAAAGGAGACGGAGCTTACGGTGGACCACTACTCTGACACATCTACGACACAAAACTAATGGATTCCAAAATTATCCAATAATTAAAAAATACATTAAGGAAAAGTGTCCATCAGGTTTAGGTGAAAGGTCACTACATAGTAATGAGCCGTTCATTGCACAGAAAGACCCCAAGTCCGACTGTAGTTTTACGAAAAACCTTTAATCCCGCAAGGACGAACTGGGGTGGCAACCTCGGAAAGAGTTGA